CTGGAGTACTTAGAGGTGACGAGTTTAACTCGATGATGGAAAATGCACCTCTCGTTGCTCAAAAATTAGCTCAACATTTAGGAGTAGGTGTGGGGCAATTAAGAGAAATGGCTAAAAATGGGCAATTAACCGGCGATGCGTTGAAAAACGCCTTGCTAGGCTCGGCAATAGCGACTAATGAAGAGTTTGCAAGGTTACCTATGACGTTTGGAGATATGGTGGCTCAGATTAAAAACGTTGGGATGTATGCATTTCAACCGTTGATACAAGCATGGCAACAATTCATTTCCAGTGTCGAAGGTCAAAAGGTCATGCAAGCACTTCAAATGACGATGTTTGCCTTAGCTGATGTAGCCCTGTGGTTGTTTAACATATTCAAAGCAGGAGTTACATGGATAATTGATAACTTTGATATTGTCATGAATATCTTATCCGGAGTTGCAATTGCAGTAGCAGTTTTAGGTGCTATTTGGATAGGGGTTCATATAGCAATGATGTTGGCTTCATGGGAATTGTTGATACCATTCCTTGTGATTATTGGCATTGTGATAGGGCTTATCTTATTAATCGAGATGTTTGGCGTATCTGCTTTAGATGTTATTTCTTATATCATTGCAGGTTTTGTTATGTTTGGAACGATTGTTTATGATGTGATAGCAATTGTTATAAACTTATTTATGGGACTTTTTCGATTTATCGTGAGTCTTATTGCGATGTTTAACAATCATTTGGTAATATTTGCAGAATTTTTCTACAATATGTGGAGAGATCCTGTTTATGCCGTTAAACGCTTATTTGTAAACTTAATTAAAAATGTGATTAATGGATTTGCAAATGTTGTTGACTCAACGGGGGTAGTTGGAAATGCGATTGGACAAGCTTTTATTTCCGGTGCTAACATGGCAATTAGGGCTATTAATGCAGTTATTAGTGCGTTGAATAAAATTCCGGGATTTTCACTATCCACGATGTCAGAAATTAGTAGTGGCGGTGGAGTTAGCGTAGGAAACGCAATTAGAGGTTTTGCGGACAGCTTCAGTGCCGGTGAAGAACCTGATTATTATCAATCATTAGATAGTTGGAAGTTGAACCCTAAAATAGGTGGATTTTTAGGTCTTGCCAATCCAATGGAATTAGGCGAAAGTGCCTTTAACGGTACAAAAAGTCTAGGACAAAGTGCGATTGACAAATTCAAAGATTTTACTAGCACCATGGGTCATTACGACGACTTAGCCCATCAATTCGACCAACAAAACGCTTTGGCTCCCGGAAGTGGAGCAGGCGGTGGTGGTATTGGCGACAAGTTAGGTAAAGGCAAAAACATTGGTAACGTTGGTAAAGTCGAAGATGAAATCAAGTTGAAAGATGAAGATATTAAGATGATGAGAGATATTGCGGAACGTCAGTATGTCGTAGATTATCAAGTATTAACGCCTCAAGTAAGCGTACATTACGAGTCTAACAATAGTGCTACTGAACAAGATATTAATGATATTGTTGGTAAAGTAGAGGAAACATTATTTAACCTAGTCAATAGCGACTTAGGTTATGCATAGAGTTTAGCCCTCGTTAAAGGGCTAAATTTATTTGAAAGGAGTGATTATTATAGCAATTGGAATTTATGTTGAATATAAAGGACAAGTCACTCAAATACCTGTCAATCCGGAAGAATTGAAGATTAAACATAGTGCGGATAATGAGATAGCTCATAGTATTTCTTTAGGTGAAATCAATCAAATGAGTTTTCCAAAGCTATCTAATGTCAATTTTCAATCATTTTTCCCGAGAGACACAAATAGGTCTTATGTTATTGGAAAGACGGCTCAAGCACCGGATGCTTATGTATCCATGTTTAGAAAGATTATGGACGGTAAGGAGCCTTGCCGTTTGATTATTTCTGACGTTGGGATTAACTTCCTAGCAACAATTGAGTCATTTGAACATTCAAGAAAAGCCGGAATTCATGAAGATGTTTATTATCAGATTGAGTTTAAGGAATACAAGATGCTTAAAGCAAGATTTGTCAAAATCGAAAAGAAAGTAACTGAAGATAAAACGGAAACTGCTAGTCAATCGCAACAAGAACAAGAGCCTAGTACGAATAAAGAGGTAACGATTGGATGTAAGGTACTGGTAAACGGTCAATTACACCGAGATAGTTATGGAGAGGGACCCGGTCAAACAGAGTCTAACGCTACTAGGTTGGTGAATTATATCAATATGGAGGGGTCTCATCCTTATCATGTTACTACCCTTGATGGTGGTTGGCGTGGTTGGGTGACGGCTAGTTCGGTACAAGTATTATGATGGAATTACTTATTCAAGATGTGAATGATGGGAAAGTGTTCGACATTACGGATTTGGCTACAGAATTGAAGTGGGAAACTACTATAGATTTTCAGCCTAGCAAATTTGAATTTACTATGGTGCTTGATGAACAAGTGAAGTGTAATTACGGGGATATCATCCGTTTCAAAGTAGATGATAAAGGTATATTTTACGGTAAACTCTTTAAAAAGAAACGTTCATCTAAAAAACAATGGAAAATAACGGCTTACGATCAGATGAGATACTTAAAAAACTCAGATACGATTGTTTTTGAAGCCTCAAAAAGTAACGAAATTTTTGCTCAAATATGCGAAATTAACCATTTAGAGTATAAAGTTGTGGACGAGGGTAACTGGACTTGTCCGGAGAAAATCGAAGATAAGAAAACGTACTTTGCTATGATCCAAAACGCTTTGGATTTAACCTTAATTCATGGCGGAATGTGGTATATCATCCGTGACAACTTTGGAACGCTAGAACATATTTCATTAAATTCACTTGTTACTGATTTAGTTATTGGAGATGACTCAGTAGCGACTGATTATGATTTTGAGGGTTCGATTGACGACAGTTACAACTATGTAAAATTGACAAAAGATAACAAAAAGACCAAAAAAAGAGAAGTTTACGTTGTTCAAGACTCGAAGAATGTTGGACTTTGGGGAAAGTTACAATTCCACGAAAAAGTCGATGAAAAAATGAATGAGAGTCAAATTCAACAAAAGGCAGAAATGTTGCTTAAAGCTAAAAATTTTCCTAAAAAAACGTTTAAAGTACCGTGTCTAGGTCATATTGGGATTAGTGCTGGTAATAGCGTACAGCTCGATTTTAAAGACTTAGAGAGTGAGGGAATAGAGAAAAATAGCTTAGCAATTATTAAAAAATGTACTCATAAATGGGGTAAGGTTCATACTATGGAATTAGAATTAAGGACGGTGAACAGTTAATGGCAGGCGAATTATTAGCAAGAGCATTGCTCAAAGGAATGACAGACAATCCAGATAATACTGATATTGTCTTTGGTACAGTCACTTCAACAAGTCCTTTAAAAGTAAAGGTCAATAATCAGCTTGAAATACCTGAAAGCTTCCTTGTTTTAAGTCCGATGGTAAAAGAGCTTAGAGTCGGAGACACCGAGGGCGATAATAAACTTTGGATAGTCTTCCGAGATTTGATAGTTGGGGATAAAGTCCTAATGATAAAAGGACAATCCGGACAACTATACTATATATTACAAAGGATGTGATGAAATGCCTGATATAAGAAATATCAAACAAGTCATTCTTCCATCTAAAACATATCGAGTCTATAACGGGCGTATTCATGGCTATGTTGACGGCTTAGAAGCTATGAGGCAAGCTGTTGAAAAGATTTTGAATACAGAGCGGTTTGAATGGGTTATCTATTCTGCAAATTACGGCGTTGAATTAGAACGACTCATTGGTAAAGACTATGATTTTGTGAAGTCAGATCTAGAGAGAACAATTACTCAGGCTTTGCTTGTTGATACAAGAATTCAGAAAGTTACTGATTTTGAGGTGCAACAAATTAGTAAAGATAGCTTACATTGTTCTTTTGTGGTTCATACCATATCAGGATTATTTAACGTCGAAAGGAGCGTGAAAATCGATGATAGGTGAGTTTTTAGAAAAATATACATTTGATTATTTAATGAAAGAAGCCCTCTCTAGAGT